TACTATATGACATCCTTAATGGAGTTAATTTAAGTGGTGTGGTTCATATACACATCAGAGGTAGGGCTGTGCCTGTACTAGCTCATTATCTACCTGAGCATGAGCTAACTGTACTATATATACATAATTCCCTTCCACTCAAACATATGCCAACTAGTGTATTACTACGTTTATCTAGATTGCAATACGGGCCTGATTTGTTTCCTTATGGACTTATAGATGATGTGGACGTCCTAAGGCACGCTTTTTATATTACCCGGAGTAGTGTAAAACAATACAGAGGAGCATTACACAATTATCCCATAATTAATTCTTGGGTAACGGGTGTCTGTGACCCTCCTATCACTAAAATATCTTCTTTACACTTGCGGCACATAACTATGAAGGAGTTACGGAAACTTGGAGTTGATTGGTTTGATACTAAGGCTCGATTTCTGTATCCGTGTTTAGAACAACTAGCTGGACTAGGGATGCATGAAGCTATGTTTATAGGCTTTATTATCTGGGCTAAGTCATTACCGGACATAGCTTGGCAGTATATTTCGTGTTCTGGAATCTGGTATTGGAAGTTTGACAGTCTTGACGACTTTATTAAGAAGATCAAAAATAGATTCACACTGAGGTTAAAGGCACTTCAAAATCTGGTACCTTTAGATCTCAAACCTTTCTTTGAAATGGAGGTATTGGCCAACAGGGGTCTCGGTAGTATTGATTGGCAGAGTGAGAAAGACAATAGGACGAAACCCAATCTAGCCAATTTCGATGCTAAGGCAATATTTCAGGAAGCCGGACGTCTGTTTACAAGGATTAAGAACTTAGGTGGTCAGGTGGATAATCTTAAATGGTCCTCATATATCAACAAGAGATGGCAATGGGCACCTACTGGGGCGTTTCATTCACAGTATGAAGAAGATTTAAAATATGTAGCTCAGGATAGCTTAAACCGTCACAAGTTTTTTAGTTTAAATGCAATGCCCAAACCTAAGTTAGAAGATCTACTAAATAGACCTCCAGAAATTAGAGCCTGGCCGTCGGTTAAGTGTGAATGGACGAAAATGCGTGCGATCTACGGAGTAGATGCTACTAACTTTATATTGACAGGTTTTGTTTTCGGTGATTGCGAACGAGTGTTATCTCAATTATTCCCTATAGGGCCTGGAGCTGAAGAGAATAATGTCAAGGTTACGGTGAAGGAAATCATGAGAAACGGTATCCCTTACTGCTTTGACTTTGAGGACTTTAACTCACAGCATTCTGTTGAGAGCATGCGAGAGGTACTGAAAGCTTATTTTGCTGTTTTTGGGAAAAAGATGTCTGCAGAGCAGCGTAAAGTATTTCCATGGATTTTACATTCATTAGATTCTTGTTATATCAAAGAACAGGGTCACGACAACTACTATAAGACGACAGGTACGCTATTGTCTGGATGGCGGCTAACGACTTTTATGAATACAGTACTTAACTATATCTATATCCAACTGTTGACTAAGGGCAATGAATTAGTCGCTACACATAATGGAGACGACGTACTTGCTGCTGTTGACAGCTTACAACAAGTACAAGCATTGGTAGCCGGTGCTGAAGTGCACAATGTACGATTTCAGATGTCTAAGTGTTTTTTAGGTTCTGTTGCTGAATTCCTGAGAGTAGACCACTATGATGGAGGTAGCGGTCAGTACCTGAGTCGCGCTATAGCTACGTTAGTACACGGACCAACAGAAATGGCAGTGCC